CTTCCTTCCTTCCGATCTGGACGGCTGGAACAAACGCGATCTGACCATTGGCACTGCAACGGCTGGCGGCAACTTGAAAGGCACCGATCATTTGGGCGGTTCTTTCATTGACGCTCTGCGTGATCGTCTGGTTGTCAAGCAGCTTGGCGCAAGGGTCATGTCTGGTCTGCAAGGCGATGTTGCCATTCCAGCCCTGAACGCCAAAACTGGCGCATATTGGGTTGCTGAAGACGGCGCACCGACTGAAGGCGCACCGACTTTCCGTCAGGTCACAATGGCCCCAAAAACTGTTGGCGCATATGTCGATATGTCCCGCAAGCTGATGATCCAGTCTGATCCATCGGTTGAGGGCATTGTTCGTTCCGACATTCTGTCGCAGATTGCCGTTGCCATTGATGGCGTTGCAATCGAAGGCGGTGGGTCAAACGAGCCAACTGGCATCACACAGACTTCCGGCATCGGTTCGGTGGCTATGGGTACAAACGGCCTTGCACCAAATTGGGCATCGGTTGTTCAACTGGTTCGGGAAGTTGAAATTGACAACGCTGATGTCGGTTCCCTCGCCTTCCTGATGAATCCGCAGACGAAAGCCAAAATGGCAAACACTGCGCGGGTTGCCAGTACTGACAGTCAAATGATCCTGAATCAGCCTTGGAATGACCTTTATGGTTACAACATGGCAGTTTCAAATCTGGTTCCATCCGATCTGACCAAAGGTTCAAGCAGCGGCGTTTGCTCTGCGATGATCTTTGGCAACTTCAACGATCTGATGATTGGCGAATGGGGCGTTGTTGATGTGAACATTGACGACAAGTCGCTTTCGACCACTGGTCAAGTTCGCTTGGTTGCCTTCATGGACGTTGACGTTGCTGTGCGACACGCGCAGAGCTTCTCAGCCGTTCTTGATTACCTGACCACTTGATGATGGTTCGGGCGGGGCTTAATCGTCCCGCCCAACTTTCAGGAGATTTAAAAAATGCCTAGCATTAAAGTCACACGCGCAACCGCAATCGGTGGTGTTCATATGGCGGCTGGTACTGTTGTTCCTGACGTTGATGAAAAGGTTGCAAGGGATTTAATCGGAATGGGTAAAGCCGTTCCCGTTGATGCCTCTCGCAAGCCGATTGAAAACCGCGAAGCTGAAAAGAAACTGATGACTAAAAGCGCGGGTGCGCTGAAGAAGGGTGGAAAAAATGGCTGTTGAATCTGCCGCTGACCGCGCAGCGTTTTTTGACGTTGACGATTTTGGCGTTGCTGGAAACTATAATTCCGGCACGACGGTCAACGGCATTTTTGACAACGAATATTATGGCGCGGCTGAAGGTGGCGAAGTGAGTCTTGAAAGTTCAAATCCTGCATTTCTCTGCCGATCCGCTGACGTTCCAAGCGCGGCGCATAGCGACACGCTGGTGGTTAATTCGGCAAGCTATGTTGTCATTGGCGTTCAGCCGGATGGCACGGGCATGACGGCCTTGATTCTGGAAGCGCAGTAATGGTTAAGAAATTATCGCGTGATAACCTGTCAACGATGCCAGCGAAAGGCTTCAATGTTATCGCATACGGTTTTGAAAGGTTGCCATAATGGCGCACGTTAAAAAACAAATACGCGATACAATCAAAACAACGCTTACGGGTTTGGCAACCACGGGCGCGAACGCTTTTGACTCGCGGGTTTATGATCTGCAAGCAAGCGAACTTCCGGCCCTGACGATCTATCCCGGCAGCGAGTCGGTGGAATATCTGACGCTGAATCGTGGTTCAAGATCGAAGGAACACACGTTTGAAATCGGCATCGATGCGGTGGCAACTGGAACTTCCGGCCTTGCCGATACGCTTGACCTGATCGAAAAAGAAGTTGTCGTTGCGTTGTCTGCCGATCCTACGATTGGCGGATTGGCGCGGGATTGCTTTTTTGTATCAAGTGAAAATATTATATCAGGCGAAGGTGACAAGCCGTCAGGTATCCGGCGCATGGTATATCAAGCGGTGTTCGTGACGCTTGAAACTGACCCTGAAACTGCACTATAAAGGAAACGTGATGGCAAAAGTTGTTGCAATGAAAAGCCCCGCTGGTGGGTCTAGCACTGTTATGGTGCCGGAAAATTCAGTGGCTACAATGGAAAACCGGGGCTGGACTGTTGCCGCGCCAAAGGTTTCCGCAAAACCGAAAGTCAAGTTGAAGCCAGCAACGGAGGAAACCAAAGATGGCTAATCATACAGGATTGGAAGGCACCGTGAAAATCGGGGCCAATACAATCGCAGAAATTCGTTCGTATAACTACAGCGAGTCGCATGACGCAATCGAAGATACGGCAATGGGCGACACTGTTCGCACATTTAAGGCTGGCATTTCAAGCTGGTCTGGTTCGGTTGATGTCTATTGGGATGAAACCGACACAACGGGCCAAGGCGCAATGACTATCGGCACTGAAGTGACCGTGAATTTTTATCCTGAAGGCGCAACGACCGGCGATATTTACAAGACCGGTTCAGCCATCGTTAATTCGCTGGACACTTCCGCCAGCCTCGACGGCATGGTTGAAATGTCTGTCGGCCTGACGGGCAACGGCGCGTTGACAGAAGCAACCGTGTCCTAACATGGCGAAAAATCCGAAAGCTGCCCGTGATAACCCAATATTATCACGGGCAAAAGATCACTTTGAAGGGTTATCCCGCGAAGTGATTGAAGTACCGGAGTGGGGAGTCGAGGGTGAACCGCTTCGGATTTATTACAGGCCATTCACGATTCGTGACAACCAGCAAATCTATGGGCGTCACAGGAATGATCCAAACAATCCTGAAACGCTGATTTCAGTTATCATCCAAAAGTCGGAAACTGAAGAAGGCGACAAGATGTTTTCGCTTGATGATAAGCTGGCTTTGCGCGATAGCGTGGACGGTGAAATCATTGCCAGAATCGCCAACGATATTATGGGCGCGGCTGGTGTTGAGGAAGCGGAAAAAAACTAAAAAGCGACCCGTTCAAATATGCCGTTTTTCTGGTGGCGTCAAAACTAGGGAAGATGATTGGCGAAATTGAAGAAATGCCTGTCGAAGAATTATTTGAATGGGTCGCGTTTTTTGAATTAACTGGACCGCAAGGGGCGAACAATGACGGCAAAAATAAATCCAGTTAAGTTCGATATAAGGGCCACTGATAAAACGAAAAACGCCTTTCGTTCTGTTCAGGGCAGTATGAGGGCGACAAAAGCCGCAATGGCTGGCGTGGTCAAATCGCTGTTTTCAATGAAAGCCGGATTCGTCTTGCTGGCGGGCGTTACGGGAATCGGGTTGCTGGTTCGGGCGTCACTTAAAGCGACCGACGAACTCGGGAAAATGTCGAAGACGCTCGGAATCTCTGTCGGGAACCTGGCCGCGTTGCGTCATGCGGCCGACCTGGGCGGAACGTCGTTTAATACCTTCGCCAAAGCGGCGAAAACACTTTCGGTCAACGGCTTTGATTTTGTAACCAAGGGAACCGGACTCGCGAAAGAGGCGTTCGACGAATTGGGAATCACAGTCGCGGACGTTAACGGCACGAACGGCGACACAATCAAGCTGTTGGGCCTGGTTGCGGACAAGTTGAACACGGTCGACGCCGGCACGACAAAAACCGCGCTGGCTTACAAATTGCTGGGGGGCCGCGCTGTCGAACTGCTACCGGCTTTAGAAGGTGGTTCGGCGGCGCTTGAAGATTACCGCAAGGAAGCCGACAGACTCGGTCTGGCGTTGTCTGGAAATGCTGTTCAAGGCGTCGAAGAAGCAAATGACGCCATGACGCGACTCGGGGCATTGTTCCAGGGCGTTCGCGACCAGGTCGTTTCGGCAATGGCGCCGGCAATTACCCGACTGACGGATCTTATCAGAATCAATTTGCTGGAAGCGATCGAGGCCAGCGGCGGAAGCGTTGAAACCTGGGCGAAAGGCGTTGCGCTCGACATTATTGATATGACGACGGTCGTCGTTGAACATATCGGCAAATTTGCTCTTGCTGCCGAATCCCTCGCGGTCTTTTTTGACAAAGATTTTAAAGGGTCGATGGATGGCGTCAAAAGTTCT